ACAAAAGTCGGGTTTGCATCAAACTCGACAATAGATTGGTTCTTAATTGGTTCTAAATGTGGTGTATAAGGTAGAGGAGCATGTGGTGCCACAGCCGCTGGAGCATGTGGTGCCACAGCGCTAGTGCATGTGGTGCCACAGCCGATTTCATTTTCAGGTATGGCTAGTGCATGTGGTGCCACAGCCGCTGGAGCATGTGGTGCCACAGCAGAAGGTGATGATTCATTAAAATTATTTGATGATTCAGTTTTAAAGCTTTTACAATATTCTTTCAAAACAGATCTTTTTTCATAAAGAAGACTAACATTAATTTCATAGCAAGAAACCTTGTTAGACCCCAAGCACCTTTTAGAAACATCGGCAATAACATTCTTTTTAACTAGGTCTCTCAACGCGGCAGCAACGCTTCTCTTGCAAAACTTAGTCTGCCTAACAAGCTCCTCTATTCCAGGTCTTATGTTTTTTCCATCCTTATCTCCAAAAAATGCCATCCTAGTTAACAAGCTTGTTTCAATTCCGTTCAAAAACTCTTTTGGAGCCTCGCCTATTAGTCTCACTATCTGGAAAGTATTCATTTGTTCCTCTTAAAATTTTGGAAAACTTAAACGCGGTAAGAAGAGAAACGTTTAACACAATAATTATGCTTTTTAAACGTACAACAAAAACTAACGTCAATAGCTCCACAATAAATACGTCAATGTCTCACAAGCAGGACAAATGCTCACAAAACTTATCTGTTATTGTCCGCATACAAAATTTTTCATTCCTCTATAATTCAAATTGTGGACAGATGAGAAATTTTTAAAAAAGGAGTCAAAAATATGTCACTCACATCAGAGCAAATAGAAGCAAGGAGATACACAATAGGTGGATCTGATATGGGAGCTATCCTTGGAGAAAACAATTACAAAACAGCTTATGAAGTTTGGGAAGAAAAAATAGAAGGGAAAACTATTGACTTAAGCAAAAATAAATCTGTTGTAATTGGAAATCTTTTAGAGTTTCCTTTAATTAAAAAATATGAAAAAAATTATGATAAAATATGTGGAGCTATTAAGACCGTTCATCATAAAAAATATAATTTTTTATCTGCAAACATTGATGCGCTAACAATTTCTAATAAATTTGATTATGGCATAATGGATTTTTATAAAGATTTTGAAGAAAATGACAAAAGAAGCGTTCTAGAAATAAAAACAGCTTCATGCTTCAATAAAGATGAATGGGGCGTAAGCGGATCGCAAATAGTGCCAAAACAATATTACGCCCAGATAGCCCACTACATGCTAGTTACCGGATGTAATAAAGCAGATATTTCTGTAGGGTTTGTTGACGATAAAGTTATTGGTGAGGTTTTATGCGAATTAAATTCTTCTAGACAATTCGGTGTTGAGCCTGATTTCTCTAAAATTGTCGATAGTATGGAAACTCGTTTATATACTTTTCATAAAGATGAAGAAATGGATCAGCTTATTTTAGATGCTGGAGTTTCATTCTATGAAAACTACATGAAGCCATGGATTGATCATGGAATTAAAAATCCTCCCCCGATGGATTTTTCAAATAAAAGTTTTCAAGATTGTTTGAAGAAAAAATATTCAATAGTTGAAGAATCTGAAATAAGATTACCGTCTGAATTTTTAGAAATAAAAAGAAATTATATTTCAGCTATGATACAATCAAAGAAGTTCGATAAAATAGTTCAAGAAGAAAAAGCTAAGATAATTGAAGCAATGGGAAATAACCAAAAAGCTTTATTAAATGATGGAACTTATTTTTCAAGGAAGATGGTTTTTAGAAAAGGATTTGTCGCAAAGGATTGTGAGTACATTAAATTTGAGATGAAGCATTCAAGAGATTCTAGAGACATAATGGGGGATTTTTAAATGTTGGAAAGTAGATTTGATGGGCAATTACATGTTTCAGATATGCCTCAAGCAGTCCACTCAAAAATTTGTGATGAGCTAAGCATTCATAACCAATTTTGCAGAGAGCCTAAAAAAGAACATCAAAAAAATGAAATATCTTTTATGGATTTTTCTAATTTTGAAAATGCCTGGAAATGTGCAGAAATGATTAGCAAAGCAAGGTGCATTCCTAAAGAATTTCAAGGAAACCCATCTGACATACTGGTAGCTATTCAATTTGGGAACGACCTTGGCATGAAGCCAATGACATCTTTACAGAACATTATGATTGTCAACAATAAACCTAGTATATACGGCGATGCAATGCTTGCAGTTTGCATGGCATTTCCTGATTTTATTGATTGCATAGAAACATATGATTCTGAAAAGCAAGAAGCTTCTTGCACTGTTAAAAGAAAAGGAAGGGAGCCTGTAACAAGAGCTTTTAATAAAAAAATGGCAGAAGCAGCAAAACTTTGGGGAAAAGTTTCGTCAACAGGGATGCCAAGCCCGTGGGTTACAAACCCAGAAAGAATGCTTCAATTTAGAGCCAGGGGCTTTGCTTTAAGGGACATGTTTCCAGATGTCTTAAAGGGGATGCCTACTGTTGAAGAAATGAGAGATGTAGAGTCGTTTAAAGAGCAAAAAAGTATAGAAGAAAAAAGCACGGCAGAGTCTATGAAAGATAGACTTAAAAGCAAGCAGTCTGAGCCATTATTATTTGGAACCAAAAAGGATGTGTTATGATTAATGAAAAACAACTTTTCTGCGAAGATGCAGAAGAGACAACAAGAGAATATGATTATAGTTTTGATACAAAAATAAAAAGACTTCAATCTACTCTTTTTGGAAGATTGACTTTGGTTAATGTATTTAAAAAATTAACCGATAAAAACTATATACCGTTAACTTTAAAGAACATAAACGTAAATATAGAAAGTCAGGATGAGATAGAAAGGTTTTTATTAAAAAGCACAGATTGGATAGAGTCAAGACTAGTTCATCACGTAAGGGACTGGATGATTAACAATGGTTCTGATTTTCAGAAAAATAGAGTTTTAGAGTATTTTAAATAGGAGCTGTAAAAATGTCAGAAGAAAATTTAATAGAAAATGAAGAAATTAAAGAAGATAGCACAAATGATGCTAACACTTTTTTTGACGATATAGTTAACAACTTAAATCTGTTAAAAAGCTTCACGCTTGAAATAGATAAAAGACTTTCAAAAATGGAAGATCTGGTAGAAAAAATGATTGAGCCTCTTAACGACCTTAAAAAGATTATGTTGGATTAATTTAAATGAGCTCTGCAATTCCAACTATTGAACAAATGGAAGAGGAATACTACAAAAGATTCCTAAACTATACGCCTAATAAGAAGCAAGAGTTATTTCATATAGCTGGGATTACTGCTCAAGAAAGGTTAATAACTGGCGGTAATAGAAGCGGTAAAACATTTTGCGGGGAAGAAGAGTTTTCCGCACACTGGACAGGAATATATAACGAAAGCTGGAAAGGCTATAGATTTGACAGGCCAGTTCGTTGTTGGGTTGCAGGAAAAACAGCAGCATTGATAGCTGAAACCATCCAAAAAGATTTGTTTGGAGATAAAGAACAAAATTTGAGAGGAATGATACACCCTTCTTTAATTAAAGAAAAAAAGAAATCTGGCAACTCTGAAATGTATAGAACTGTTTATATAAGACACGTTTCTGGTGGAGCATCTAAAATAACATTCAAAACATATGAAGAAGGAAGGGAAGCATTTCAGGCAGGCAAGATTGACCTTGCCCTAATGGATGAAGAACCGCCATTTAACGTATATCAAGAATGTAAAATGAGAACAATGGCCACAGACGAGCACGCAAGAGGAATGATAGTTGTATGCTCAACTCCATTAAAGGGTTATAGCGACTTCTTTAATTACTTTATGGATGATAGACACCCGGAAGAGGTGAAAGACTCTAGATGGCATGCTCATATCACTTGGGAAGATGCTTTACATTTACCATTTGAAGAAAAAAAACGTCTTCTTGCCGGGATGTCACCTCATGAAATTGAAGCAAGAACAAACGGAATTCCGTGGCCAGGCAGCGGACTTGTTTATCCTGTTCCAGAATCAATGATTATTTGTGAGCCGTTTGAAATACCTGATTATTGGCCAAGGGTATACGGGATAGACTTTGGATGGAATCATCCTGCGTTTCTATTTGCGGCTCATGACAGAGACAATGACGTAATATATTTTTATGCGGAATACTCTGTTCCAGAAAGAACCCCAGACGGACATGCTAGCGCCCTGCAAACTTTTGGCATAAATTGGATACACGCCGTTTACGATCCTGCCGGAAAAGGATCTCAACAAGGAGACGGCAAGAAGCCGTTAAATCTTTACAGAGAGGCTGGATTCAAGAACTTGCACCCGGCAAATAATAGCAAGGAAGAAGGAATATTAAGGCTTTTGCAAAGATTTCAGTCTGGACAAGCAAAAATATTTACAACTTGCGTTAAGTTTAGGGCAGAGCTTAGAAAATATGCTAGAGACGAAGATGGGATACCAAACAAAAAGGATGACCATTTTTGTGATGTCGCAAGATATATCACAATGTCTGGTCTTCAGTTTGCGGTTCCGAAGAACTTCAATAGTCAGCAATACTACGGAATGTATTCAAACAACACGCCAGGTTATTTTTAAAAGGAGTTAATATGTTATTTATTCAAGTTTTTGTCTTTTGGTCTATGATTATTTTATCGTCAGCTTTTTTAATATGTAAAATTATTGGAGTAAAAGTAGAGTGAACTTTATTGATGACCTTGTTACATTTACCAGAAAATATTTATGTAAAATAAATTTTGGAAAGATTGACCTATATTTAAAAATAAGGGAAATTAGTGATTCAGAGCTTAATTACAAAAACTTTGAAAACAGATTTATTGTTAAAGAAATATCATTAAATAGTATTATTGACGGTAGACTAACTATATCTATCCCAGGTAATGTTGCAAGCAAGGTTTCTGAGATAATTATTGTTTCAGAATAGTTTTAAAATGAAAGATAGTAGGAGAAATAAATAGTGAAAAATAGTAATTTTGTAAAAAACACAAATGAAAATTCTTGTTCAGATGAAATCATTGTAGTACATTCAACACCTTTAAGGCCATATGGTAATTTTTTAAATTCTTTTACAGATTATACTGTCAGCGAAGTTGATTTTTTATCTGAAAAAGATTCTATGGTTGGTCAAGATAAATGTTATTAAGGAGCACTCATGAAAGATGCTATTAAATATATAATTGCTATTTTTATAGCAACTACAATAGGGTACTTTTATGGATGGTATGATCATGAAGAATACTCAAACAAGCCTTTAGTTATTAATGAAAGCATAACTAAAGTTGACAATAAATCAGGAGATTGATATATTGTATTTGCCTGAATCACTTTATTCAACTTAACTCCCTTAATTGGCACAAAGACGTGATTCAGGCAACTTATTTTTTGTTATTTTTAGATACTCCTGAAAATATTTCTTCAATATCTTTTGCTTTTGAACCTTTTTCTACATAGCTAAGAAGCAATGTTACAAGCGGAATTAAAGTTAAAGGAATCCTAATAGGTTTAGTATCCTCTTTATATCTACTCGTTCCTTTTGGCCTGCCAGACCCTTTTCTTTTTCCTCCAACACTCATGACATACAACCTTTTATTAAATTATTATATTCATTGTATCACATGTTGTACGATAATCAATATCTTTATATTTGAATATAGGTCTATTTATACTTAGTTTATATTAATATAGCAATAATGCGCTATACTGCAATAAACTTGATATAAATGGATTAATCATTATCATTAAGAAGAACTTTTCCAACAGACTGAGAAGTAATAGAAAAGTTTTTAGCAACTTCATTAGATGAGTCTCCAAATGACTCAAGTATACTTTCATTGTATCGAAGCCATTTTCCAAAATCCTCTTTACTGTTAAGAGATTCAAAGAAATTCTTCTTAGTTTTAACATCTTTTTTAAGAAGGAACTTTGCCATTTTTGGGTCTAAAAGAGCCTTTTCTAGATATTTTATTTTTCCCGCCTCTCCTATGTTTTTAACATAGTCTAATGCGCCCTTTATCATAGAAGAAGATCCTGCTCCAAACAAAGCCTTAGAAGCTTTTCCGCTAGTTTTTTCCGCTAAATTTTCCATTAAATTAGCAGACGTGTTAGAACCCGTCCCCCTTCCTGAGCGCTCCATGACAGCCTGCTTTTTAAGAGAATCTCTTACCTTATCAAGAACATCCATTTGGTCTTCAGTAAATAGCTTTGAAAGAGATCCTTTGTTTTTTTCAAGATAGTTATTAAATGTGGCAAACGTAAACTTGTCTGACTTAAATTTACTGTTTAAATCGTCAATTACAGAGCGCTTAAGACCTTCTAATGCATTACCTGTCTTATCCTTAGATAAAAGCTCTATTGTCTCTCTCATGACTGATTCAGAGTCTGCGCCACCAAGTATGCGACCAGCTATCTTATCTGGATTAACGCCTTCTAAATTTGGCCCTAAAAGCTCCTTCATAGACTTTTTATAAAAGTTAGACAATAGTTCTTCGTTTTGTTTTATAGTTCTATCAACATGTATTTGAGCGTTTCTTAAGTCTTTTAACTTAACATCTAGTTTTGGATCTAAAATAAATGCGCCAGGGTTAGCTTTTTTCCAAGACGCAAACTTGTCTGGATTAACTTTCCCATTCTTTTCTACAAAATTAGCTAATATGTCACTGTTAACATAAGATTTTAATACATCGAGCATCTCTTTATGCTCTGCTGTTCCTAGACCAGCAGATTCACTAATTAATGCCTTTGCGCCTTCAACTGATTTGCTTCCTCTTATTACTTTTTCTGGTATTTCTGAATGAGTTACAGTAAACGGTCTTGTAAAACCACCATCCTGTTTAATTATTTTACCTAAAATAGGGTTTTCGGTAATTATATTAGCAGGAGCCATGACTTCTCTATAAACTTTTCTAGCTTCAAAAATTTCTGGTATAGATTCCATATCCGCATCTAATTTTTCTACAAGATTTGTTAAGATGCGTCTTCTATCTTTTTCTTGGTATGGAACACCTTCCAAAATTCTTGAAATTTCACGCCTAGCCTTATCAAGTCTTCCGGCATTATAAGTTCCACGTGGAACATCACCAACCTCTTTTAATGCTATGTCTCTCATGGCAATATCATCTTTATATTGTTTTTTAATATCTGAAATAATCTTCTTCTGAGAACTCCCGGAATCTGTTATTGCATTCTCAATAGCAATCTTCGCTTTTTTCATATCTCTATGGACATCGCTTGCCCGTGAATTATCTTTCATTTGTTCTTCGATATAATCAAAAGCACCCTTTGGAGTATCTTCAAGATTTTTTACTTTTGCTGCCTCATATAGGGGACCGGATTTTACTTGAGCATCCTTTTCTATTTCAGATACTCTTTTAGCTAAATAATCTTGAGTTTTTTGACCGGCCTCTTCAGCATTTGAAGTTGGCTCAAACTTCATAGCCTCTCTATCAATCTTTTGATTTAATTCAATATTTTCTAAGTCTATTTGACCTTTATAGCTATTCCTTTCAGATGCTGCAAATTCTTGTGAATCCTGTGGAGAGGCTTTCTTTGAGGCCAAATTATCTATCTCTCTTTGCAAAACTTCTTCATTTGATAGTCTTCGCTTTCCTATTTCTGGTATGTTTTCAGCTTTTGCCCTATGATATTGTGAAATACCAACGTTATCAGCGATATCTGCAGTTAAAGGCCTGTATGCAGCATTTCCTTCATTTAGTCCAGATTCACCAATGTTTATATTTCCCTTAAATGGAGTTTCAGAAGACTCAATCTTTCCTATAACTTCAGGAATATTTTTTTCTCCAACCTTTTGTTGTAAAAAACTAGAAGCTTTTTCAACATCACCGGCACGCCTATATTCTTTACTTCCTACTGTTGCAACATAATCACCAAGTTTCTTTAAAACTTTACCAGGAAGATTAGATAATGCTTTAAAATTTGGAACCCCAATAGCCGCAATCAGATCTGCATAACTCTCATCAAGGTCTAATTCTCTTAACCCCTGAGAAACGGCTGCCATAGCCGGAGCCACTTTTGCCCCAGAAACTGAAACGCTTGGAAGAAATTCTCCAAGCTTTTGCCTAAACTGGCCAACAGTTCCTTTTGGATCACCATTTATTCCTGAAAATTCATCAATCTTTTTAACAAATTCATCTCTTTTTGAGGTTGTATTATTTTTATTAATACTATCTAACTGAAGTTTAAGGCCGTTAAGCTCTTCTTCCCTTCCTTCAACTCCCTCTAAGCTTCTTATTAATCCTTCTATTGTATTTTTTTCTACTGACCTAGTTGTTGGAAATGTTGACATTCCAACATCTGCTATAGATCCAATTGTTTTAGCTGCTCCACGAGCCTCTAAGAATGGTGAAAAATCAGAATAACTATTTTGTTGACCTTCTTTTTGTTTTAATTTATTAATCTGAGATAATCTTTCATCAATTTGCGATAATCTTTTATCTTTTGACACAGGCGATGATTCTTCAGCAGAAGACTTTATAGCCTGAATTTGCTTCAATCTATTGTCAATTTCTAACAGCCTTTTATTATCTACCATTTAATAATAATTCCCTTTCTTTTAATAATGCCTGCTCTTCTTGTTCAAGGGTTGAAATTTCTTGAGAAGGTTTATAATTTTGAACCTTTACAACGCCTTCATAGGTTGGCACATATCTTTTCATCAACCCTCTATTTGCTTCTTCTGAGCGACTAATTTGCTCGTTAAATTTATTTTTTAACTGATTTTTTATAGGCTCAAATGCCTCTGGAGTAAAATTAGACCCAGGATTTGTTTCTTTTATCAATTTTTTCAATATGTCTGTTGGCCTTTGCCCTTTAAACTGCTGAATAGTTCCAAGAGATAATGTTGCAGCATGCTTTTCTAGCTCAAGAAGCGCATTTCTTTGCTCTTGATTTACGATGCTTTTAATAAAATTGTCAAATGGAGAGTCACCTTTTGAATTTGCCCATTTTGCCAGGCTGGTTGAAATCTTTGGATAGCTTTTAAATATTTTATCCATTTCGTCTAAAGCCGCGACACCATTTTTAGCCTCTTTTCCCTTATCTCGCTCTATCCTTAAGTCATCAATCCATGCCTTTGCCTCATGCTTAGGAAGTTCATCAAACAATAAAGCACCACTCGGAACCTCTCCGCTATCTACAAGACTCTGCTTCTTTTCCTGTATCCCTACTGGAGACTTTTCTTCTGCTCTTGCTTTATTATATTTAACCTGGCTTTCAAGGTTCTGCCTATTTAGATAGTCTTCTTCTTGAAGCTCTCTTTCTACCTGTTTATTTTCAGCGCTATTATAATAATAATCTAATTTCTTTTCTTCTGGTGTTTTAATAAAGCTCATTAAGTCAAGTGGTCTAACCTCTTCTCCATCACTAATAATTATTTTCCATGGCTCTGAACCAGCGGAATCAATTAACTTATAATTTGTTCCAGCAGAACCGTTGTATTCTTCAAGCGTATTTTGTAAGTATACTTTCCTGTCATTAGGAGACATAGACTTATAAGAATCTAAGTATGCCATTATACGAGGGGTTACAGAATTCCTTGCATTATATAGTTTTTCTTCTTTAAACAATTGCATGTTTTGTTCTTCAACCATATTTTTCATTTTTTCAGTAAAATCCATTACTTTTTTATTTCTCTCCTTATCTTCTGCAAAACTTCCTTTTTGAAGGCCAGATGTAAGCCCTAAAACAAAAGCATCTCCTCCGCTTCCACCATGGTTTCCTTTCCATTTTTCGGAAAGTGACTCATACATATTTTTATCTATCTGCCTCTCTGGCTCAGAAGATTGTTTTTGTAAATCTAATAATGTTTTCTCAAGACCAAGCTGCTCATTAATTCTTGGGCGCTCTGGTTTAGCATTTGCAGCCTCCATTCTTTGTTTAACTTTATGTAATTTATAATCTGCAAGCTTTGCCATTTTATTACCCCCTTCCAAACCCGCCAAAACCACCACCAAGGTATGAACCAGCAGCCGCAAGCCCTAAATCTCTTAATTGTTGCCCAAACCTTGCAGGAGTAGACTTAAACTGCTGCATATTCATAGCATGCTGCCCTTGCATTCTTGCAACATCATTCGCATATCTTTGATTTTGATTTGCAGCCTGAGCTCCAAACATTGAAATGGCGCTTCTATTACCCTCAAGACCAAGCTGAGCCCTCTGAGTATCTTGCCCAGCTATTGACTGACCAACGCCCATCATATTAACGTTTTCATTTATTGCATTTTGTCTAAGATTTTCTAGATCTTCAACTCTTTGCCTTTCTAGGTTGTATCCTGCCTCAGCCTCTTGCAGCCTGGCGTTACGCCCCTGCTCTCTTATGTTATAGGTTCTAGCCTCTCTGTCTAGCCTACGATTTTGTAAGTCTTCGCCATAGTTTTCAGACGCTACGTTTACCTCTTGCTCTAAAAGAGCTTTTTGCTTAGCCATTGCTGCACGATTTTCTGCAGCTTCTGTGCTTCTCTGAAGACCTCTTCTTGCTAAATTTTCTTCTGTCATTCTTTGTTGATTATCGAAAGACTCCATTGCAATGTTTTGGCTCATTGTTTTAAACTGCTGAACTTTTTCTGCGATATCCTTAAAGTCTCCAATTTTAGACAAATCATGCATTCTTTCTTGGTTAATGTTTGAAAATGCTTGTATAAAAGGCTGGTAATTTGCAACTGATGTTGGGTCGTATTGATAAAGTCTCTGGATATTATTAACGGCAGTATTCATTAAAGTTTTAGCTTGATTTAACGTTTGTTCTTCTTGTGGCGTCAGCGGAAGCCTTTGTGTAACTCTTCTTTTCTTTCCATCAGGACCGGTAACAGTTATAGTTTGAACACCTGAAAGTTCGTCTACAATATCCATTAGCTCTGGAGCGGCTTGCTGTGCTGGCATCTGCTCTGCTTCTGGTGGCCTTCTTCCTCTAAAAAGTTTTCCCATTACGATACCTCAAACAAATAATTATCATAGTGTTTAAACAAATAGTTTACACCATATTTAGTTAATTTACAAAGAAATCTTCTCATTTTTTCAGATTCAGTTCTTATTATTATTTTATTGAACCCTAATATAAATGGAAATTCTAAGCATTTTTTCGTTACATCTTTTGTAAATTTTCCTCTATATTTTTCATAAATATAGAGAGAGATTTCACAAATTTTTTCTGTAATAGTTTTAATCCCATAAAAACCAATTGAAACATTGTTTGAAACTAATTCAAAAAATACACAATTCTCAAATGAAAAATTATTGAAAAATTTTTCAATTTGACTTTGTTCAATTGATTCAAAAAAAATATTACTCAACTATAAAACTAACACTTATTAGGATTAGGTTTAGGTTTGCGGTCTTTTCTTGGTCTATTCTTATTCATAATTTTCACCTTTAAATAAAAAAATAACATTAAATTATAAAACAATTAACAAATAAATTAAACTCCAGCATATATAATTTTTGGCATAAGCAAATATGGAGGCATATTGTTATGAGCAAGCCCTCCGCCAGAGCTTCCAGTTTGTGCCCCGATATCAAGGGTTACAAGGTTTGCACCTCCTGATGATGCGGAATAAGCATTGTACGTTGGCTTATTATACGTATGTGTATGTGAAGGAATTTGTGTAATATCCAAAGTTACTGTTTCTGAACCACCTCCGCTTCCAAGCAATGGCACGTTATTGATAATTTTACCATTTGTTGGACTTATTGAAGTTTGGTCTATGCCAAAAATTGCAACTCCCCTAGTATCTGGAAGATTAAAAGTTGTGGCGCCATCTCCTGCCCCGTAAGTAGTACCAATTGCCAAAAATAATAAAGCATATGTAGCCCTACTAATCGCTTGTCCACTAGATAACAGCCAGCCAGGAGGCGCAGCACCACCAGGCGCCCAATCCATCATCATTCCAGGCTGAATCTGTATAACTGGTGCCAACTGTAAGCTTGTAATACTATTGTTAACCAATGCTACCGATGGCAACGTTCCTGTAGTAATAGCTGTTCCAGGAAGGGACCCCGCTGCGATTGTATTAGCTGGCAAGCTTCCTGCCTGTATTTTTGATCCACTTAATGTTGAATCTGCCTGAGTATTAAAAAACAATTGAAAATGAGCATTGTTAACGGCTGCAATTTTATCAAATGATATTTTATCATCTTCAATGTTATTATTTTGAATTGCGCCAGCCTGAATATTTTCATTTCCAACCGCACCGTTTCCAATTTTAGTATTTGTTACGCACCCATTTTGAAGCGCTAAAGTTGTAATGCATTGTGCAGAAAAATAACCTGATGTTATATTTGTCCATGAAATAGTTCCGGCACCATCTGTTACTGGAAATTTATTAATATTTAATGGGTTACTAGACCCAGGCAATATTCCTGCTGCAATTCCTTGAGTTATTGTCCATAAATCATTCAAAGAATCAATTATGTAGTTAAAATCTCCATCAAGCTGATTTGAATTTATTGGTTGACCTTGTTCTGCAACCAATGCATATCTATCGCTAAATGGTAATACTTCAGCTGGATTGTAAGGTATTTGTTTTCTTTGATATGTTGGCATTATCTTTCTCCTATTCCAAATAATCTAATTCTACTAAAAGAAACCGGGCCACTTATTATGTATCCAGAAATAGAAATCCAAAAACTAGAAGATGAAAACTTTAGTCTTTTGTTGACAACTTCGAATTCTTTTCTTAACCTAAATCCTGGGTCTGTATTATCATTGTTACCAATAGCAGTTAAAGGCTCCTGACCGATTAAGTCGCCTCTATATTGAAAATTACATTTATCAACCAGTGAGAAACTTCTTGGTACATCTCCAAATATTGAAATATTTATTAAGTTATTATCATTTAATATAAAAGATGAAGGATAGTTTAGTACTAATTCATACCTTTTATTTGCGTATCCTTTTTTTCCTCTAAATTTAATAAGTCCAGGAGTCCAAACTATAGGTATTAAAGATGTGCCGTTTTGGTCACCATATATTTTCTGAGAATTATCGTTTCCATCGGCATATTTATATATTTTGTTTCCAATAAACATATAAAGCTGAGAACCCAGCTCCATAAAGCAATTTGAATTTTTGAAGTCTCCGGAAAGATAAAACCATGAATATAGCTTTGTTGAAAATAAAGAAGCTAATATTTTATTATTAGATATTTTAAATCCTATAAATCCACCTTCTTCATACTTAAATGATGTACAAAGCCTATAATTAGTATTTGAAGCTGTAGCGTTTGAGCTAAAACTTTTTACTATTGTATCGACTGCATCATCTGAATTTGCAGAAAATTGCCTCGCTATATTTAAGGTTGTTAAAGAGCGAACACCTGATTGAGATACAAAATAAACATCATTTGAAAGTTCTGCAATCAAATCTCCATGTAAAATACCAACTGGCAAATTTGCACTCCAAGAGAAATCTCCTCCTTGACCAGGGGTGTAACCGCTCCATACCTGAGTTCTTTTTCTTCCCATAAAAGCAAGAAGACCATTTACTTCGCAAATTGCTTCAAAGTTATCTTGTATATTATGCTTGTCAGACATGTTAATGCTGGGGACAGTCTTTGTGTTTTCATTGAACAATCCATACCCAGTGATAACATTTGGCCTATAGCTATAATAGACCCTTAATTGAGTATCTATCCCTCTATATTGAAGGCTAACTGCTCCAGCTCCTAACGCCCATATTCTATCTTTTGAAACATATATAAAGCTAAAAGCAGGAGGTTTGTCTTGATAGTAAAGAGAAACTTGGTTTGCAATAAACACAGGAACAGTCGCTGTTGTTGTTGTGATCGTTACTGTATTACCTACTAGAGTAGATGTTAAAATGGTTAGTTGTGTAACAACTCCTGCGACATCTATTTTTATTAGATTTCCAACAAAATATCTTGAAATCATAAATACTGTTAAATCAACAACGTTAAAAGTAAAGCTGCTTGCTCCAGTTCTGTTGAAAGTATTTGCTTGGGTTTCTACTAAGAATTCTGACACGTCTAAAAGATTAGTCCCATCCCATGACATTACTGGGTCAACGCCATTACATATCAGCATCTTTTGCTGAAAATATGAAGCTCTTGGCACGCAGCCAATAGAAAGACCTGTTCTTAATGCTGCGCTCAATGTATTTGTAGTAAAATCATACTTATAAATAGAGCCAAGCTGCACCCATATTTCAGTTATAACCAAGGCTCCAGTTAAAGGGTCTGGGAGCAAGTTGTTTTCTATAGTTATCGAAACAGCATTTCCCACGATTGTAACTTCACTAATATCTGCATATAGAGTATTTGGCAAAGCATTAAATGTGTAAACAATCTTAATTTTTGTATCCGCAACGTAGTTTAATGGGGGAACAGAGTTGAATGTTATATGCGAAGAATCTACAGCAACTCGTGTATTTGTATTAAGGTCTTGAGAATAATACCCGACATATAAAATTCCTTGGTCAACAGAACCATTTAAAGTATAAGGAAAGCTTCGTATTATGTTAAATTCATTGGTTGAAACATTGTTAATTAAAGCTGTTCCGTACCTAACCTGACCATCTCCAAGTGGCTGAGGTATAATATTTTCAAGTGTATAACAAAAATTAGACGGCAAAGCATCTGGCGATATGAACTGATTCATGCCATTTGATGCAATTGGGAATTCTGTTATGTCGTAATTACCTTCTTGAAACATTTAAGCGTTCTCAAATGTTCTAATTAACATATTATTTGAGCCATAGAAATATGATTTCAAGTCGGCCCTACCTTTATCCCATCTTTCAAGGGCAGCATTTTCTTTTCTTGGGTTTTTAAAACCGGACTCATCCTGAAATAAATAGTAAAGTGCGCCCTCAACCAATACTCTTTGATAAGACGGAGGATAAGGTATTCCAGATTCTTGTGTCGTTAATTCAAGCATTGTCCTTTCTGGCGCATACCAAACATTCATGGTATATGAAATATCATTAACAAATGGCCAAAACATAAGGTTTTTGCCAATGCTTGTATAAACACTAGGGTCGTTTGAGTCAGAGTTTGCAAACTGATAATCTGCAAAATCTAGAACTGATTTTCCATCTAATGCATTTTTTTTTCCAACAGGAAAAACCCTTGATATTGAAAAAGGTGTTTTAGTTAAAGTTACACTGTTTTGATTTATAACGCTTACAAGAGCAGGATCATTAACCAAAATACCAGAATTTATATTGGCGGTTTCTGAGTACAGTTGGTCATTTGCTAAATTTAAAAAAGTTAAAAATATTTGATTTGTCTCATCATCGCTATAAACTTGCCCAATCCCCAATGTTTTCATGACATTTATCATATCGGATACGTTCATTTTGGCGTTCTCCAATAGTATTATGGGTTCATAACGTCAGAAGGAAACTGAGTAGTTCCAAGAATTATTGTTGCAGTGACTATATCTCCAGAAGCAATAGCAGAAGCGGTTCCTTGAGCTTTGTCATGAATTCTTATTGAATTATCTAATCCAACTCCAAAATTAAGAGTTGTTTGAGTAATGTCTGTAGGTGTTGCAGCAATCGTTAATGGATTTATATCTGAAACAATATTATTATAAAGTGTCATTCCCTGCTGTGTTACGGTTCCGGCTCTAAAGACACTTGCCTCAACCCACAAGACATTTGATGTCATTGGTATTAAATCCAAAATTGCTCCATATGAATGACCAATTTGATCTGGGTTTGTTCCTATATCGGCATCTGTTATTATTCTTTTAACAAATTTACGTTGCTTATCGTCACCGTCGCTATTAATCAAACAGTTAGATACAAAATTATCAACTGTTAACGGTGTTGCCGTTGTATTTTTAATATACTTGTATCTAACTGATGATGTCATTTTATTTTCCCTTTATTATTGTGCGTTTAGATCGTCAGAAGAATTTTCTCTTGAACCAAGAGTCAACTTAACGATAACAACGTCATCAGAAGCTAGCTGAACCCCTGCGCTTGCTCCTGCGTCTATTATTCGAATAGTATTATCTTCCCCAAGCGCAACCCTAACATCAAGCTGAGCGGTAGGAGTTGGAATCGGAGAAACTATTCCCGTAATGTCTTTATATGGAATCATATTCCCTATTGCAGTTGCAGGCCGCTGAACAGATGCCTCAACCATTAAAACATTACTAGTTGCTGGAACTACGCAAGCTATTGCCCCCGAAGCGTGCCTAAGCTGCCCGGCTGCCGTTCCTAAGTCTGCTGCTGCTATAATACGTCTTACAACTTTAACTTGCTTATCATCTCCATCCGATGAATAAGGGAAATTATCAATCGTAAAAGCTGCACCCAATGTATTTTCAACATATTGATACCTAACGGTAGTTGTCATTTTATTTCCCCTTACGCGATTCTAACGAATGAATGGATGATTCCTTGCTCAATTCCTGGAGTCTTAGCAATGTTTGCAACAGTTGTTGCTTGTTTTGCAGGGAACTTCAGAACTTTTTGACCACGGATTTCATGTGATGCATATTCTTGCGTCATATTGATAACGTCGTCTTTCATCACAATCCAAGGCTCTTTATGCCAACCAGCAGACCATGCGCCAGCACCAATGAATAACTCCCAACCGATACTGTAATTGCCATTTTGGCTTAAAGAAATATAACGAGATAAATCTTTTACTTCATAAATGTGGATGCCGGAGTATTTACCATGATAATCAGCGCCTGAAATTGCTTCTGGTTGGTCAGAAGTAACTACAGTGCCTCTTGTCGTAGTGGCCTGGTAGTACATAGGATCTTGAAGAAGCTGAGTATAGCTTTCTGTATTACACAGATAGATATATTCATTCAAAGGCCATCCACCTTTAGTTTTCATGAAAGCAGGGCGGACTGAATCTTCAATATCGCCATTAACAAGAACCTGACCATTTGAATTGCCACCGCGAATAGCCATTGCTTTTAAATTAAGCAAGTGTTTTGCAGACAATCCATTTTGAGCATAAGTAATACCAGTATTCATGGCATTCCATGCAGTCGTTGCCCCTGTGTACGCATTATATGTTGCACGAGAAGGGCTAACTCCAGCCATGATAGCTCTGTCAAATGATGGCATTTGTGTAGCCGGATTATATCCGCCAGCAGGGTCTGTAAGGCTCAAATAGTTAAACATAGCAGCATCTAAAAGGTTCTTATTGAACGCTCTTTGACAAACTTCGATTAACTGAGGGCGAACAGAATCAGGCAGGCTGATAGGCGTACCAAGAGCTAATAATTCACGACCTTTAATAGGAACTGGGAAGCTAATTGCTTGGCAGTTAACGGAATCATAATCTACTTTTTGGTATTGGCCTGCACCAGAAACTTGATCAAAGTTAAGAACTGGTTTAGTGAAATCTAAAGCGTTAAGCTTAGCTACGCGGTACTGCCAACCTTCACCTTGTTTCATTTGGTGACGAACGATTGGACGGGTCATTTCTGTGCCCATCATATTCCAAAAAGGGGTTAACTGAACCCATTCTTTGAAGAATTCTGCATTGACTTTAAAAGGGAATAAGCCCTGGCTAATGCCATTTTGGGGCGTGTTAACTGGATATAACGGTGCGGTCATTATAAAGACTCCTTAGCTTAAAAAACACAAATAAACCTGCGCAAAATGCACAAGCACAATTCAAGTCTTATCAAAAAGCTAAGGATTTACTGGGTTTAAAAGATAATATCCGTTAGGATGTCTTTCTAATCAATAAATACGTCTTTAATCAAAGTAAAGGCTTTGGGAGACTCTCGCAAGCGAGTTAATAACCCTCTACCTTTTTTTACTACCATCTCTTTGTCTTATCAAAGAGCCTAAAACATCTCCAGGCTCATCAGTTGACACATTTTCTGGAGTGTCGCCTAATTCGTCTATCCTTGAAGTAGGTTTGTCGTAATCACTATATCTTGACAGCTCTTTTTCGAGTTTGTCAATTTTTCGCTGCATTCTTTTTATTTCTGTATTTTTTACAGTCACAAGCTCTTTAAGGCCGCCCGCTTCATCAAGCTCTTTATAATTTTCTTCGTAATACTTTTCACCAATCTGGAACAATTTTTTAGCAAGCTTTAATGAGTTGGGGTCAAAAGACTCTAGCTCTTCTACAAGCTCATCCTTCTCTTGCTCGGACGCATGGTTAACAAAGAAATCAAACGCGGCAACCTTCTTATCAAATAGTGGGTCTTCATCAAAAACTTCTCTCAAATCTCCAAGCCGCTTATTGGCAGCATTTATGAAACGGTCGAGGGGGTTATTTATTGCTTTAGCCTCTTCAAGCTCTGGCGGCTCTGAATCTGACGTAAGCAATCCGCTTAAGCTGCTGAACTCATCATCATTTAATATGCCTTGGTCTTTAAGAGAATCTATAATCTTAACGACGCTCTTGAGGCGCTTGTTATTGGTATGCCCCCATTTCTGGCTATCATTCAAAGCCTTCTTAAGCTTTGCCATCTCAGCTTCGCGCTCGTCTTCTTGATCGTCATTAGTTTCAATGACTTTCTTTTCGGTTTCCTTTTTCTCAGGAGCTTTAACATTTTCTTCATCAGCATCATCAACAGGCTTAATGACCTTTGGTTCTTTTGCTTCCGCCTTCTCTTTAATAGGTGGTTTTGTTGGGTTTTCATCCATATCTAAATCAGGTTTTTTAGCGTCTCTCTCCTTGAAAATCTCGTCTAAAGAACTAACTTCAGGCTGCTCAATTCCAGCATTAAAAGATTTTCCGACTTCAACATTATCTATATCTGACATATTTACCCCTACTATTTATGAAACTTCTAGAAAATATTTACCTTCAACATTTATATTGAATAAATTTTGAGAAGAGTCTGAACTTGCTAGCAAATACTCTCCGGTATCTAAAGAAAAGTAAGCCCCTTGAAGAAGCTGTAAAATAGAATTTGGCTTAACTTCAACGTCAGGAACTACCTTGAATAGGCCAGTTGAAATATAAACAGAAACAAATATGGAAACATTAGAAATATTTGAAACTAGAATGCTGTCAATGGTAGAAAAATTAGTCTGAGCATCAAGAACCTTAAACATAGGGCTGCTCACATTCTGGGTTCTTTGCAGGATTGGCTGAACAAATAATGATGCTGGTACAGACATTACAATCCTGGGTAAGCTAAATTTTGCTGTTCTTGGGCTTGAGCAGATGGCTGAGGCACTCCAGAAGAAATTTGCTGTTGCTGTTGTTGCTTAGCCATTGTTTCCTGCATCTCTTCTGAAAGCTTTTCATAATCTCTGATACCCAAACGTCTCATCAGGCTTGGAGACTGCATAATAAGCATGGCATTAGGGTTAGATAATAGATTTTGTAACGCTTCTCTATTTTCTTCCAGAGAATTCTTATAGTCTGGAACCTCTTCTATCTCTAAAGAAATTGGCAATGTTCTAACATCATTGAAAACAATCTTCTTGCCTTTAATCGTCCTTACAAGGTTTAGGATTATTGTCTCTTTTCCTTCATCTGTCATAATTTGAGAAAGAATATTTTCATTATCCCCACCTTGGAAAAGCGCAATAATGAATCTAGACTCCCTTTCTTTCATGTCGGCAAAGTTATCAAATGCGAATACGTTATTTCTAACGCTATTCAATTGCCTTTGACGCTGAGCAACGCCACTTGTTGCATTTGTAGGTATGCCCATCATGTCATCGTTTATACCGGTAACTCGATTAAGAAGAAGCTCATACTTGTCTAGCATCTTTATCTGGGCATCAGAAAGTGGAGTATTGTCTCTAAGGTCAAACTTAGTGTCAGGTGGCAAAAGAATCAGCGCATCTGGCTTTTTAAGGCTAGATTCAACATCTTGCATAGATTGACCAGGAGGAAGGCTTCCTGTAACGATTAGTTTGCTTGAATTTGCCAAATATAAAGCCTTGGTAAGGCGAACATTAGCATCCCTTTGTATATCCTTCATGGAGTCTAAAAGACCATATGGAACCCCTGTCCTGAACCTTCTTTTCCAAACGCAAGGTATATAGCTAAAATCTTTCAATCCCGGAATGTTTGGATTTAACGGAGCTGTCTCTAATAAGTAATTATCTAAAAATAATGTTCTAATTATCTGGCTTGATTCTTTTTCTTCAATGTCTCTAGTAGAATTTGCAAGTTGCTCTGCCCTTTCTTCATCAAAAGTTTCGAAATAAAACCCATTAACGTCTGTTCCTGAATAAGCAGTCTTCGGAACCTTGTATTGCATCTCGCAAACTAAAACTCTGCTTTGAGAATATCCAGAATAGTTATTAATATTAGTATAATTAGAATTTCTATCTGTTATCTCTGGTGAATATATTGTGCTTGATAGATTTGGGTCTGTAAAATCTATATAGCCTGAAACCTTTGGCCATGTTTTCTTGACAACATCAGGCTCCATCCACCTTTTTCTTCCAACATATTTCATATTGTCATACTGAGGCGTTAAGTCATCTGGATCTGGAAGAACGTTATAAGGGTGGACGTAATCGTAATAATACATGCCATCTTCTTGGAATAAATTACTCCATCCAAGGCCACAAATCATCATGTCCCTAAACTTCAAAGAGCCTTTATGCGGCATTCTTTGGTCTTGCTGAATAAAATACAGCCAATTCGTTAGGGCTAGCGCTAATTTTTCATTAGCAACTATTCCGGAGGCATCCTGCACAGCGGTTCTGAACCTAGATTGAATCTCAACACCAGAAAGAGCATCTATTCTACCCTGTATAAGGTTTACGGTTAACGGAACCTGATTTCTTTCTGTAACCGTCTTAAAATCTTTTTCTGACCATTGGCCAGAACCGTCATAGAAACCAAAAGCTTCTATAGCCTCTGAGCTCCATTGCATCTTTGACGGATGAAGATTTGCTCTTTTCCAATATGCTTGCGCAGTATCTAATGCTTTTTGCCTTGATTCTGACAGATTTTGCATCTTACTTTTTTTCTCTTTCTTTAATCTTCTCGTCGATTAAATCTAAAAACTTTCTCATGCCATCAATACTTATCTTTAATACCTCAATATGCTCATCTGTAGAAGACCCCTTTAAAAGCTCTAAGCCAAGGTCATTTGAGAACTTAAAGTTTGTTTGGAAGCTATTTATTGCTTTAGACTGCTCAAATGCCTTCATTACTGGGCAAACGGATAGAATTAATTCTTTTTTTTCAGATGTATTCTTTTTAGACATTAAAAAAGCTCCATAATCATAAGATTTAATTAGTTTATAATTTAACATAATATAATATTATTGACAAATTTTAAGAGAATTTTGTTTTTTATTGAAAATTACTGATAGATATTATAAATACTTGAAGATAACGGGCTTGCCATATTGCCTCCGCTGGCAACACTAAAAAGTATTTGAAAAGATACTGTATTGGCAACGTTTACATTCCAAGACCCGTTTCCGTCAACAAATACTGGCACTTGACCAGACGCCTGCAAAATACCATGGCACCTATAATTAGGGTAGTCTCTAACATTAAGGTCAAACTCTGCCATTATATAACCTCCAGTTGGAGTTGAGCTTGGAACATTAAGGTTTACATAAGACCCCCCAGCGCCAAATCGAATTGTAAGAGTTCCTCCGCCAGTCCATGAGTTAAGCTGAACCCATGTTCTGGCTCTAATTATAGTTCCAACAGTTGTTGTAGATGCAGCATATGTTAGATCCCCATTATAAAATACTCTAAATAAATTTTGCGCTGCAGATGTTCCAGAAAACGTAAAAGCATCATATTTTGTAGCCTGAGCGGTCATAAGTGGAAAACCACCATATGCAGTCGGATAATAAAAATCAGGGCTTGTACTGAAAACAAGGCTTCCAGAACCGGTTTCGTCTGTACACGCTGCCCTAATGTTTGCAGACGAAAAATTTCCAAGCATTGTTGCCACGCCAGACCCAAGACCACTAATTCCTGTAGATATTGGGAGCTGTCCTGTAAATGTTATATTAGGCGTTGTTCCTCCGCTAGACGCTATGTTTCCGGACCCTGTAACGGCAGTTACAGTTCCGCCACCGCTTGAAGCGGTTGCCCATGTTCCGTCACCCCTCCAAAATGTTGAAGATGAAGCGGAAGTTCCGCTATTAAGCCTTGCAACAGGAAGATTTCCGGTTGTTCCAGCAGATATTGGAAGACCTGTGCAATTTGTAAGTGTTCCGCTGCTTGGCGTGCCGATAGCTGGCGTTACCAAAGTTGGAGAGCCAGCAAGAACTATACTTCCGGTTCCAGTAACAACGCTACCTAATGCTGCCGCAACGCCTGTTCCCAGGCCTGTAATTCCTGATATTGGAAGGCCGGTACAGTTTGTGAGCGTTCCACTTGTAGGAGTTCCTAATAATGGTGTAACTAATGTTGGGCTTGTTGCCAAGACAGGGGCGCCAGTTCCAGTATAAGCAACCCAGGTTGGTACACCTCCAGATGTTGTGGTTAATCCTGCGCTATTGACGATTGTTAATCCAGAAACGGTTGCTCCAGCAGTTGCATAATAGGCCAGCTGGTTCACGAGGCCAGAATTAACAGTCCCAGATCCTGACCCGGTTAACTGAGATAAATTAATCGCGTCTGTAGGATTTGTGCCATTAGCCAAATTGGTTATTTTCTGAGAATTTGCATTGATATCTGAAGTTGCTAGCGGAATCTGATTTAATGTTAAATTTAAAGTCGTCAATATTGGTGAATTTAATCCGCCAGATCCAAAAATATCACCGGTTAATATTACTCCAGCTGATAAAAGCTCTGCCAAAGATGCTGCGGCCTCTATTGCTGAGTTTGACGAGTTTGTAGCTGAAGTAGCTGATGCTGAAGCGCTAGAGGCTGACGATGAAGCCGAGCTGGAAGCAGATGTAGCATAAATTGACGCAAGCTCACTTGATTCTTTAGACGCTACGGCAGAGTCGTGAGCGTCGCTTGCAGAGTTTGCAGCGTCTCCAGCGTAGTTTGATGCAGCGCCGGCGCTAAGAACTGCGGCAGCGGCAGAACCGGCCGCCTCTGTTGCAGAGCCCGCAGCAGATGTTGCGTAAGTTTCAGCAGCTGATGCAAATGCAGCGGCGGAAGCGGCTGATAATTCTGCGTCATGAGCATAGCTAGATGCTGAAATAGCGGATGCCTCAGCAGAGTCTGCCGCATTTTCTGCTCGGATAACTAATGCCGTCAAATCTGGTACGGACGTTCCTGAATCTTCTATATTTTTCCCAGTAGAATCTGTAAATATTGCAATATTACCAGTAGTTGTTGATGTTCCGGAGAATTTTACATAAAGGTCACTTGTTCCTATTAGGCCAGACATGCTTGTTAAGACGCCATCAGAAAGGTTCGCCTCTACGGCCAGATTTGATTCGTTACCAATCCATATTTTTTTATTTGAAAGGCCAGGGAGAAGATGAAACGTTGACAATCTTCCACTGATTGGAGACATAAAGTAGTCTCTATAGTCTGGAGATTGCTTCACTTGTTGTTTTCCAGAAGCTCTTCTTTTACAACCTCTTCTATAACTTCTTCACTTATTCTTATTGCAGATGGAGAACAAGCAGAAATCATAGCCATAAAAATAATCATAATTAATGGGGTGAAAACAAAAAGCATTAAAATTTGTATGTCACGATTTGTCATAAATAAGACTCGGAAGTTTGATTGCAAACATTATCTTGAATTTAACATAATAAATGTTATAATGCAATTTTGACAGGAATTATTATAATGACATTAATTAAACAAATAATATGTTGCTTTTCTTTACTTATTTATACTATGTCATGCTTCTCGCTAGATATTTCTCCGTATGTTGGAGTTGATGGACAGCTAAACAGGATGAAATTCAAGAAAGGATATGGAGATAATTTGTTTCCAAAGGATTATAGTCAGTCAAATTTATATGCAGGGATTAAGCTCGATGGATCTTTTTCTTTAGAGGCAGGATATACATCTGAAGCCGTAAGAACTAAATATTCTAAGCTTTACGAAACAGATTGCTGCCTAGGTGCGGATATTCCAAAAATTCTGTCTCCAGCAATATTTAAATCTTACATAAAGATTCGCGGATATCATCTAGGATTTGTAAATACTTTTTGCGAGCCAACATGGGAAAGCGTAAGGATTCTATGGGGAGCAGGAGTTGGCTTGTTGAGGGCTGAAGCAGAAAGGAAAACAATAGAGCTTTCTATACCGCCAGTAAGCTTTTCAAGCTCAAGGCACTTTAAAAAAGATAAGGCCGTTTTGAGGCTTATGCTTGCTTCAGAGTATAGCTTAAACAACAACATCGGCATTAGGGCGTCTGTTATGTTCCTGCAGACAAGCAAAATGGTAATAAAGGCTTACCCTATAGAGGGTCGCTATACTCCCGTAATTAAACCAAAAGACAGCTTTATTTATTCCCTGGGCATATTTTACGAGTTTTAATTCCCTGTATCCGATTCGAACAGATGGAGGTGTAGTGTTATAAGCGCTACATCTCACCTCTTATAAAGGTCGCCTTAAGCCACTCAGCCAACAGGGAATGGCTATTATACATAAAAAGTCAGGTTTGTTTGGCATTATTATCATTTGTTCTATCATGATAGAACATGTCGACATAATACAATTCTATAGACATATTTAATACATATGTCGTCTGCGCGTGCATTTATTTAAAAATAACCCTTGACACTTTTTGTACAACAATCTAATATTCAATTGTGAAGCCGACAGCAAAGAAAGAGTTGCTAGATGTCAGGGATCCTGACGAGGGCGGTAAGCCACCCAACAAACCCCTGCTGAGAAGTGGCGAGAGGAGTGGCGCGAAGGTGAAATTCCTTTACGGCTTCACAATAGATTAACGAAAGAAAAGGAGTTAATTAAATGAGAATTAGTTCGTTAGAAACAAATGAAAAAGACCCCATCAACGGAAAAACAATCAAAAAAATGTCATGGTCAAACGACGGGATGACAGGAACTAAGATTTACTTTGAAACAGATGACGGATATGTTCTTACGTATCTTTTAGGTTTCAAAGGTGATTTAAAATATTTACACACAAAAGATGCAGGATAACTGAATGGATAAGCTAAAATTACGCTCAGTTCTAGACCAAGCAATTGACCTGCTGGACGAAAACATAAACCATGTGAAAATTATTGAAGTTATGGAAATTTACAAGCTTAGGATTGCAATTCAAGATTTTTTGGAATTTATTGAGGGGGAAAATAATGAGCAATAGAGAAACAATAAATATTTCAATTAATTCTAAATTAATAAATGCAATGAACATTGTATCCAGCGCTCAGGGAATACATGTTTCAAGCTTTATAGAAAAATGTATATTGGAGTGCCTGAAGAAAGGCGGCCTAACGGATGAGGATATAAATAGATTAAATGAGCAATAAAGACCTGTTAACAGACGTAAAAACCATTCTTAATGGTGAGGTTTTATGGAAAGACGAATCAAAAATATATGCTGAAATTATTAATTGTAATAAATGTAATTCTCGGATTCATTACAGATATAGACGATCTGACATTTTTAATCTATCGCCGATTCTTGTTGAAAATTTACCATTACCATGTATAGAAGATTTTTGTTGTTCGGCACTTTTTTTCAATCGTAAAATAGATGGGTTAAAAACATATTAATAACTATATTCATCCCGTTGATAAAATTGCTACTCAGAAATGAATCGAATCTTTGACCAAGTGGGTAACAACCACTAGATCTACCTCTGAGCTTCCGAGGAATATGGCACCCTTAATGGATTTGCACCATGGCGGTTATTGGACGCATTATGTATTGTGAATAGACTCTAGGCATAAGCACGAAATTTATATAAAATGTAAAGATATTACAAAAAATTTTCATTTTTCTGCACTGTCTTTAACTACAGAGTATTTTTCATAATGTTCATCTATCAAATCTTGCATTTCTTTTACAGAGTTAAGTAGTTCTCTCATTGATGATTTATTATTTGAATCATTTTTTTCTTTTCTTTCTTTAAGGAACTTAATGAATTTTAAAATTCCTCTTATTGATAGATTATTATTTGAATTATTTTTTTCTTCCATTTTATCACCTACTTAACGTTGTTAATGTTCTTTATGCTATTATCAATTTTCTCAAGAACCTTCAATATTTTAACAATATTTTCATTTGTCTCAGCAATCTTTTTTACATTTCCTTCCGTTACATCTGTTAAAAAGCTAAACTTTTTCCTTATTAAAATTATCTCAGATATAACAAACCCGGAGAAACATACTAAGTAAATTAACATAAATATTAGAATTTTCATCAAACCTCCACCTTAAAGCCATTGAAAAATATCTTATAAAGAATAAGCCCAATAAACATACCAAGAGGCGTTATCCATATCAACATATTACTTTTCCTTTTGTTTGCGGAAAGCATAATTATATTGGCCAAATTTCCTGTCAATATTGCGCCCGAGACTTTATTTAGATTGTATTCATCTAAAATATTCATATAAAATTAACTACTTTCGAGCGTATGCAGGAAAAAAGAGTCTCGTATAACGTGACCCCAACTCTTTCTGCCGTAAGGTAGATGAGTTAAAGGAATCCCCGCTTTAGGCTATTAACCTTTTCCAAAGAGATATGTTTAGATATCTCAGTGAATCACGGGGGTAAAACTATTCACCAAATATTCCCTCTATTATCTCTCTCTTAAGCCTGTCGAGGTTGTTACCTTCTAAAATAAACTCCTCTCGCAAAGAATCGGATTCTGAATCAAGAGCGAGAATCTTACCCTTTAATAAATTTAACTTTTCTAACATTTCTCTGTATTTTTTCATATCTTCTTGAAACGGAGTATTTAAGCCTTCAACATTTGTTTCATTAATCATTTTTTAAAACCCCTTCTGATTATATGTCATCATTATTTAACCTTACTTATTTTATTGTCAAGAAATCCATTTGTAACTAGAATATTTAAGATATGAATTATATCATCGAGCGAAAGACTTATTATATTAACATTTGGTGGCGCTATACCAACGCATTCAGACAAGCTAAATATTTCAGGAATTGAACCAAGCTTTATTGGAAGAGGTATACTCAGCTCTAATGGTGTACCAACGTCAACCCTTACTTCATTAAACATCATCAGTGAACCCTACCCAATAAAATATCTAGCTTATCAGACACTCTTTGCATTTTAGATTCGCCAGACATGGCACACATTAAAACCATAATAAGCATTCCGATAATAAAACCAAAGATAAATCCTATTATCGTTTGGCTATCAATCATTATTGCAAATCCCCTTAACAGCCCACATGACGCATTCTTCAAGCTTTAGCTTGGCCATTTCTATCTCTCTAGAATCTCCGAGAGAATGAATCATCGCATAAAAATCATTTCCAACCTCTTTAATCTCTTCGATTGATGCGAGTTCCTCTAAAGACAATTTTCTTGGTTCAGCGTTCATAACGTCTTCAACCGTATCGCCTTCTTTATCTTCTGGCTCTTCGCCTGTTTTATCGCCTGATGGTAGGTATTCATTAACCATATCCTGAATCTTTTTAAACTCATTAAATAAATCAATTAACATGTTGCCGTGTTTTTTATCACTCATTTATTTTTCCTCATATATTCATCATAACGTTCTTGTAAATCCATCCAGAATCGGACATCTGTTCCTTCGATTGCTTTGGCTAGCTTATAGGCTAAAATATGGTCAACATCCTCCAACCCATCAAAAAATCTTTTAATAAATCTTTCCCCATCTCTCGACTCGCAAAGATCAAGATCAATTAAAATATTTGAAAAAACTAAGCTTCCGTCAATTAAAGTATTGTCATCATCTAATCTTAACAAATCATTGGAAACCTTGCCAGGATGCAATGGTTTTTTACATTCATAATCTTCAAATAGCTCCATCTCTTCTTCTATCATATTTTTCTGCTTTAACTTCGCATCATCCCTACAAAGCCTTTCCAAACATTCCGAAACAGGATTCCCAATTTTTACATCTTCTATGATTACCTCCATGTCACATAAATCAATATGTTTCTTGGTTCTATAGCAAAAACATAAAGTGCAACCGCATTCTTCTTTCATTTTATCAAACTGCTCTTGCTTAAGCCTTTCAGCCTCTTTAATTTCTTTTTCTTTTAAAAGACTTTTATTAAGTTCTGAACATTTCTCAAAACAATTGCACCAAACCCCACGCCTCATTAAGAAATTGCAAAATGTATCCGCCTTATTAGCTTTCAAGCAACGCTCGCTATGCATCTCCATAAGCTCAAGACGTTCAAATGTGTTCCCGCAATGTCTGCACAAAAATCCCATGCTATTCACTCCTATGAATCTTGACTTCAATTTTCTCAAGAACCTTTAAGATATTGCTAATGCTTTCATTTGTCTCGATTGCATTGCCCATGGTTTTCGTTAAATTATCAGAAAACCAATGAAACTTCTTCCTGATTGAAAATAACTCAGAGATGACAAATCCTGAGAAACATATTAGGTAAATTGCGATGAAGAACAGTATTGACATGATAGATCCTTAAACCTCCACCTTAAAGCCATTAAACACAAACCTGTAAATCGCCAACCCTAGAAATATTCCTAATGGAGTTAGCCATATTAATACGTTAAGGCTCATCAATCGCCCCTTATTATTTTTAGTATTCTTTCTGACGCAAATTCCCTAGACTCACAACTGATTGTTATTGAATCAATTTCTTTATACACCGCATCTCGACACTCTTCAGCCATTTCCTTTCGAATTCTCTTCTTAAGGTTGTCGAATTCTTCACAACTAAGAATTGTTTTAGTTTCAACTTTTTTTGCAGGCCGGGAATCGATAGCGTCAATGATATCTTTTATAATTTCTTTAGACATTTCTTTTATAACATTTCTACTATCAATCAAAGCATTCTTGAGAAAACTTTGAACATTTTCATCTTCAATCGACATCGTCTTCCCCGAAAGCCACTTCGTTTATACAACTTTTAGCCATAGATTCTATAAAATCAGAATTTTTTTCAAGCGAGTCTTTAATATCATTATCTTCCATGCCTTGTTGTTTTAAAAAGCATCCCACAATATATAATATTTTTAATTTAATTTTTTCAACAAGTTTTTTTGATTCTTGTATTTTTCTAACAAAATCTTGCCTGCCATCTCTACCGCTAAAAGCCATATCGATAACTCCTATTTCAGGAACATTATTCGGAGCTTCTAATTGATTCATTATCTACCACCTTTCCCTTTCCAGACATAACCAACATAAAAGCTTTTAAAGCTTCATCTTTCATTTCTTTACTTATTGTACAAGAATTCTTAGCGTTGTCAACCATTTCTTTTTGAAGGTCTACTTCTTTTATTCTGGACTCTGTAGATAAACCTGATGCGATTTGATTAAATTCTTGAGGAGTAATGCTGCCTTCCTGTAAAGATTCAGTAGCGGCCTTCATTCTTGATGTGGTTGTGTCTTCTGTTTCGACTTTCATTTTTGACTGGGAGAACTTATGACGGTTTCTCATTATGGCAAGCCAGAACTGATGACTTATGTTAATTCCCTGAGCCGCTAGTTCAATTGGCTTCCTTTCCCAAACTGCCTGACCTTTAATCATGGCTATATCATAATGCTCTCTAAACTCTGGGTGTTCGTGAGTCCAAGAATGGAATGTCTTTAAAGATATATCAGAATCCGCGCAAAATGCGGCAACACCTTCGCCTCTTTCGAATACTTCAATTATTTTTTGACAATGAATAGCGGCATCGTACTTAGGATTACCTCGTCCATTCCAAATTTCAGCTCCTTTGTAATGTCCTGTCATTATAAGTTATCTACCTTAGATTATATCACTCTGTTCGTCATACAGATAACACATCTAACTAAATATGTCAATATATGCGTTAGTCAACAGTCCTTATAACTATATCCTTTTCTGTATATGACTTATCTGGCAACAAGCAAAAAAACTTCGATGTTTTTACAGTTGTGTTATATCCACTAGACGAAACATCTACGCATAAATCAGAACCTTTATAAATAAGATTCTCGCCCACAAAAACCTCTACTTTCGGATTAATTGAAAATATAATTATCACTATTATCAAGGCTGAAAAAATCATGCACATAATAATTTTAAAAAAGCCATTCATATCATTCCCCTTCATTAAAAAAAGCTCAACACATTTAATAAACTTCAAAACGGAAGTTTTCGATATTTATAGGCCAACGTTTATCTAGAAAACATTTACCGAAACATAAATATCTTGCCAGCTCGCTAGAGTCTTCCATCAACATCAATGCCCTAAGGGCTTTACCGCATAAAACTTTTAATAAATAAAAAGTCGGTTGACGTAATATTTAAATACAATACATTATTGCACATCAATCATTTAAAGTAAAGGAATTAAGTATGAATAAGCACAATGTTGTTGTTATGGAAACATTCGTAAAAGATAAAGAAACCTACAAACATGAGCAATCATGCTTTCAGTCACTAGACAAAATAAACGATGAAATGATAAAGATGAAACTATTTATTAAAAGCTCTAAACAATACGTTGAAAACATGTGGAGATACGGATTTGTAAAAGAGCATTTCGCAAATGACATATTAAAACAGATTGATTTAATTTTAGAAAAGGAACTTTCTGAATCTTTAAATAAATAATAAATAAATGGTGGCTTTATCGTTTCAACCAACAATTACAACAAGACTATATCAAGTTAAAAAAGTTACGATAAAGCCATAAACCTTTAAATAATTAAGGCGAAGCGGAAGATACTGAAACCGCCTCATCTTCAATGGATTGAGCTTGTTGCTCACTATCTATTACTGATCTAGTACAACAAAGATTAATAAATCCAGTATAAGCCGGATAAATAATCGCCCCAACAGAAAGGCCCGCTAAAGAACCAATAGAGGCGCCAATTCCAGCTGCGTATCTTTGGTGAGACAATATTTCTTCTGGGGTAATATTTTTATATGGATCCATTGAGTTTCCATATCCATCCAATGAAGAAATTTTGTACAGACCTACAACACCAATAACTCCTCCGCAAATTGCTCCAAACGAAGTTGACGCAACAGTTGTAGATAAAACATGACCTAAATACTTCTTAAAATAATACAACATAAAAACTCCATACATTCCTGATTACCAGAATATATAGTACCATTTTAAAAAATAATAAAAATATATTTAATTCTTCAACCTTCTAACTTATGATTATGCAGCAAAAACGCTATAAGTAAAAGTTATAGAAAGAGAACTTGTTGAATCTCCACCCAATATATTTGCGGTATCAATATTAAAAGTCAAAGCTGTATTTGCAGAAGACGCCATTGACCCAGAATATGGGTTAGCTGGAGAAAAAGAAATACTTGTACTTTGAGAAAGCCCTAATATATTTGTCGCATTTAAACTATTAGAAACAACGGCTGACCCTAACTTAAAGCTAAGGACATTGTTTGTATTGGTAAACACTGTCGTTCCAAATCTATAGCTTATAGTTGCTTTTTGAAAGACGTTAATATAACTGGAGACTGCTGGCGCTATTGTAAACCCTGACAAAAGAGAAAGAAGCTGAGACTGATTCAACGTAAGAGTTTGAGTAATATTTTGCTGAGGAACTATAACTGTCATATAAAATTTCCTGTAAAAACTGTAAAATACATATAATTATACAACAAAAGCATTAAAAATACGATTTTTCATGATATCTGTAGGATTACAAACGCCTCTCTCGACCATTGAGATATAAGTAACGCTTACGCCACATTTAGCGGCAAGCTGAGGAATCGTCATCAAAGCTTGCTTTCTTAAGGTTAAAATTTCTTGACCAATTGAATTTTCAGACATTTTCTTTTCTCTCAATTAATTCTGTGTTTTCATAAATATTACCTAAAATCTCAAAAAAATATCCATTTTCATCTTCAAAATCTGCAATACAACAATCATCAGAATTACGAAAAACCATAAACGAACCATCCCTAAAAATAACCGATCCGCACTCTCTAGCGTGCATTGAAAACTCCAAAATATCCCCCTCATAAATCTCATTGCCATTCTTATCATTTAGCCCGGTATATTGCCCAACGGTTTCAGGATTTACCACGACATGCTTTATAGAATTATAATTATCGAATCTTTCCGTAACATTTATAGAAATATACGTTACACCATGGAAAAGGTCGCCAAAAACCCATTTATTACCCTCTTCACTAATCCCCCTAAACTTAATCTCTCTCATTTAACGTCCTCCAAAAGTTCAGGGTTTTCATATATATTACCAACAACTTCAAGATTCTCATCTGGATCGCAATTATAAAGTGTCCATTTTCCATTACAGTTAATCCATCTGCACATATATTGTCCACAATCCATATCGAAAACAACCTCGGCTATTGACCTTCTTTTATTTATCCATGGAAGAGCGACGATATCTCCTTCGAATATATCCCGACCCTCTAAATCCTTAACTCCTGTATATTGATCAGGATTATTTCCTTCAGACAACCATTTTTTTAGCATATATTTAATATGCTCCGGAGTATCTTTAATTTCAGAACATAAACTATAATAAACCGTATAAAATTCTTTAGGATTTTCTACAGATGGAATTATTGACCTAAACTTAATTTCTCTCATTACTTAGAATCCTTCAACAATCTAATCAACTCATTTGCATATCTTCTATACTCCGCCGACCACGCCGCCGACCGCGCCGACCACGCCGCCGACCGCGCCGACTCCGCCGCCAACTCCGCCGCCGACCGCGCCGACTCCGCCGCCGACCGCGCCAACTCCGCCGCCGACTCCGCCGACCACGCCGCCGACCGCGCCGACCACGCCGCCGACCACGCCTCCGACCGCGCCGCCGACTCCGCCGACCACGCCGCCGACCACGCCGCCGACCACGCCGCCGACTCCGCCGACCACGCCAACTCCGCCGCCGACTCCGCCGCCAACTCCGCCAACTCCGCCGCTTCTAGATCCCATTCGCCTGTATTTATTGCTGATTCGTGCAAATTTAAAACGCCTCGCATCGCCGAAACAACTTGATCCATTAACTCTTCTGACAAGTTATGCTGCAACAGTATTCTGTCAATCCCTTCTTTTAGAATAAAAGAACAGAACTTCCATTTAACAGGTTCAAGATTAACGCCTGTAGGAACAGCAGAAAGAAAATCGACCGCAAACTGACTATTATCACCTACAGGAAGATTTTCAAAAAACGAATCCTGAAGCCTTGCAAGCCACTCAGGAATTCCTAGAGCTTCTTCGAATACTTTATGGTCACAGATACTATATCTCTTACCAAGAGCAATATTAATAGAGTCAATTGCGCATCCAACCGCACATCCATTGAATTTTCCACATTCTTCACGACCATACGTATTTTTAACAAACTGGTCTTGCTCTTGATGTTTGCGCATCTCGCAAACAATAAGTTTTTTTAAATTTTCATCATTATGATAACTTAACATTAAATTTACCCCGCATTAAAACAATTAATAGAATTAATGTTAAATTCTTCTTTAATGAAAACATCTTTAAAAGTTCCATCAATTATGCTTTTTTCCATTTTCAATATTAACTTTAAGCAAGTTTTATTAATCTGCTCAATGAAAGTAAATCCAAGATCGTTCAATAATGATTCTATCCTTTTTTCACACTTTTTATTTTTTCTAATCATATCTCGAAGCATTCTACATAATTCTATTTTCTCGTTATCCATAAACTGAAAATCTTCACAAAATTTTTCTGCGCTCATACTATTTACTCCTTGTTTTCTGAATATTCGGATGAATGCTTTTGAATAGCTGGCAAAATACTTAAGATGCTATCCTTAACAAAATCATCTTCGCTTTTAGAATTGCAAACAAAAACATAAGCCTTTAAGTCATCTATATCACATTTATACCACTTAGCGTAATATTCAAAGAACTGCTTCAACTTAGCCTCTTCTTCAAAATATTCTGGCTTAACTGAAAACGAATGAACCCTTGTATTCCTAACCTGCTCTGAAAAATCCTTTTTAGACATAATGTCAATCACTTTGCTTTTCATTTATCTAACTCCTTGATTCTAAAATACCGCCTATCAATATTACGCAACAAACAAAAATAACAAACATAGAACCTATTGCCATAGAAATCATTTTGCCATCTCCTTTTTTTCATCTTCTTTATTATTTAACCTTGAATCCATTTCAGACACTTTCAGAACCAAAACAACCAAATCACTCCTTAACGAAATAAGCTGTATCGTCAAGTATTTTTTCAATGCAAAAAGTCCAAATATTACATAAACCATCAACAATTGGCTTGCACAAATAAATAAAAAATCAAACCTAAATCCTTCAAACATTTCAACCCCCTTAAACTTATATTATTTCATTTGCGGGCGGAAAATTGCTTACGTAGTATTGAAGTCCGCCCCTTATAGAATCTACCAATATATTTATAATTTTATTCTGACTTTCTATAAAAGAGTTTTCATCTTTTCTATGCTCAGTCGGAAGAGACCTAACATAACTATTTATAACAAACGAAGAAAGATATGCTATAGAACAAATTGTTTCATGCACATCCTTTTTATCAAGTTCTAAATTTCTAGCCAAATTCATAGCCAGACCTTTCATTTTAGACTCATTATCTAATTCCATTTCAACCTCCTTTCAAAACATTTAAACTTTATACCAACCAAAGTATAGAAACCAACAACAAAAAATACAAGGAAGATTGTCGTTTATTTTTGTGAGCATTTGTCCTTTTATATTATATATTTGACAAATAATCTTTAAATACAGATATTGCTTCATCAGCTGAATAACAAACATTGCACTGATAGCCCATAGCTTCTAAAAGTGGAATCATCCTAGACTGGGCAGGCGAGAGTTTATTTTTACCATACTTAAACTCAATAAAAAGCCCATGATAATTTTTATTTGGAATTGCACAAAACACGTCTGGCACGCCAGGTGTCAACCCAGCCTTACACATAATGAATAGTTGGATGCCTGTTCTAATGCCCTCGTTTGGGATTGAGAAACAGACATCCACATATTTTTTATGAGCCAGCTCCAGATACTGAAAAAAAACTATTTGCTCTTTCTGTTCTGGGTAATTTTTCTTTTTCTTAAAACGGAACACCATCGGCCTCGCTAAGCTCTTGGCTAAAGCTTTTTCCAGATTCAGAGATAGGCAAACAACCTGCATCTTTTAAATCTCTTGCCAATTCTGGCGCTAGAAACAATGATGTTGCTTCATTTGATTTTGGTTTAATGAAACATTCAATCTTTGGATATATTTTATCATTGTATGATCTCTGGCCTAACAATAGCGTACCGCTTTCTCCTATTAAGTTCTCTAAGTCAAAATTTTCTTTATTTTTTACGCAATTCTCATAAACAAATGTTAAAGCCGGGTTATTTATAGCATATACAATTCCTTTTAGGCTTTCTTTGCTGAATATTGGCTCAAAAACAGAATGTACATTATGATTACCATCTAAAACAATTATTGACAAATTACTATATGCGTTACCTTTTTGAGTCTTAAGATCATATCCATTTTTATCTTTACTAATAACCCCTTTTACAAAAAATTCATATTTTCCAGGATTAATGCTTCCAAGTGCTTTCTCTTCTTTCATAAATATTCTCCAATAAAAAAATAAACATAATACGCTTAAAATACATAATAAACAATTTTGTACAAAAAGTCAACAAAATAAAATTAATTGACAAAGCGCTAAATAATGTCTAACATTACAAATGATTAGGTCTATTGACCGGCTAGCATTTAATAATATCTTTACTTAAGTTTTTTAAATTGCCTTGCAAACGTCAATCTCCGCGAGGTGAGACTTTGTAAAGATTTAAATGCTAGCATTTTTTAATCTCTCTCCTTTTAATTTATCATAATCTTTTCCAAGAACTTTATACATTTCTCTCAGAGTATCTTCTGCAATCTTTTCTGATTTTATAGTTGAATTATAATCATTTATTGACTTTAAAGCTCTAGTGTTAATCTCGTGATATTGACAAGGCCTTATTGACTTGCAAACAGCATGAAACTGCATGACAGATTTTGGAGGCCATTTTTGATACTCTGTCTTCATGTTTAAAATATCCAACAAACCATCAATAATTTTAGATACTGATAAATCTCCAAGCCCATTAAGCCAAATAGTCAATGTGGCATTTATTCCATCCATATCTTCAATATTTTCATAGCTATCAGAATTTTTATCATAATAATAATCTGGAACCACTGAAAAATACTGGCTTAAAGTCTCCAATATTTTGAAAACTAATCCTTCTTTTACGTGAGATGGAAAATTTTTTAGCTTTTCTCGCGAAACAATATTTTCTAGAATAATCTCTGGAATTTTATAAATCCAAATAATTTTGTCATATATCTCACTTTTGTTCATTTACTTTATTCTCCTGCCTTGAAGTTAGTAAGTTTGTTACATTATTTTCTACTTTTGGGTTATCCGAGAGGTGAGGAAAATATTTATCGCCCATTTTTCTCAACATGTTGACCTGAGACTTTTGCCTTTCCACAAAACCTAATTTTAAGCCCGTGGAGACGTTTTTATTTTTAGGGCTTGCCTGAGTGCCTAAAATGCAAATAAACGTCTCTATCTTCTCAGGATTGCGAAATATGAGGTCTATCGAATCATAAATTACACCCCTATCATTCTGCCCACGGTGAAACGGAGAACTTTTAGCTCCGTCAACGGCTCTTTTAAGTTCATCAACTGTGAACCCATGCTCGAGCGCTGAAATTATTTTTGCAGTTCTTTTTTTATCAATCTTTGACCTTTCACGATTCATAACTTTACGCCAGTAGTCAAAGACCTCGCCAATTTCAATCTTCCAGTTTTTTTTCTTCGAAATTTTTGGAGATTCTTTTTCAGAAAAAACAAAAGTCGGGTTTGCATCAAACTCGACAATAGATTGGTTCTTAATTGGTTCTAAATGTGGTGTATAAGGTAGAGG